ATGAAGGGCAAGAGATACCAAGGCTATGGGGTTGTGCCTCATGATAGGGTAGCAGATGACTTGCTAGGGGCAAAGTTCTTGGAGGTTTACGGGTGTATGCTTTTTTTTTGTCAACTATTCAACGAATTAATAAGCAGTACCATAACCTCCTCAATCCAGAACAAGGAGCTGGCGGAGAAGGCAGCCCGTTTATGGAGCGTTGGGGGTGGGTATTTAGCACTAAACAGGTCGCAGACTTCAGCAATATAACGGTAAATCAAACCTACGATCTGAATGTGATCGAGTACTTGAACACATTGGCTTATTTAAAGGATTATAACAAACACAAAGATAACGAATATAAAAAATGGTCGTTGCAAACCAAGCTAAAGTAGACGCAGTTTTCAAAGTAGGTGCAGGGGGTAGGGAACTCAAAGGTAGCGAGTACATCCTAGATGTAGAGAATATGGTTGTCACTAATGTGAAGGAGGCCATGCTTAAGCTAGGTGCAAATATTGTACTTAATTTAGAAAAGTATTCGCCGAATGATCAGGGCAGGCTAAATTCGTCTTATGACGTTTTGGCAATAAAAGAAACTAAGACGGGTTACAGATTAGAAATAAGCGTAGGTGCTGATTATTATGATTTTCAAGATAAGGGTGTAAGGGGTGTTCAGCATGACATTAAAAACAAGAAGACCTATCCAAACGCAAAAGGCGAATACTATCAATTTGAAAACTACTTTATGCCTTTGAAAGCATTAACAGAATTGCAAGGATGGATGAAGCGCAAGAACATGGAGATTGAAGCAACTAATCTAAGAATTGAAGCAGGGGACGAAGATGTGAAAGGCAGAAAAATGCTTCCACAAATTTCAACTAGCGCAAAGCGATTAGCCTACTACATCAAAAAATATGGTATTGAAGGCAAAATGTTTGTAAAGAAATCAATAGACGAAGCAACACCTGAATTCAACATCGACATTCAATCCATTGGAGCAGACTCACTAACTTTAAGAATAAGCAAATGATAACCCTAGTACAACCTACCAATAGCATCCTGCCTGCATTCAATCGGATTAACTATACGATAAGCAGCACAAACGCAAACCTATCAGGCTTCAAATATGTGGTAAAGGTTTACAATATTGCAAACGAGTTAATCACTCAGGCGTTCTATGATTCCCCGGCTAACCCTGCGGATTCGGTTGAGTTTGATGTGAGCAAATTTGTATCTGTTAACTTTACTTATTCAAGCGGATTCTATCAGGTCGCAACTTCAGCAAGCAACACCAACATAATCAAAGGCTTCTATCTTAAGTGCTATGAATACTATGAGGTTGCGGGGGTTTTTGAGATTGTCTCAGCTTCCGAGGTGGTAAGTACTACCAAGTATGCTTTGGCTGCTTCTTTGCCTTTGCTAGAAGAAAGCGGATTCGCTACCGATCTAAGCAAATACAATGGGGTAAGCAATACCAACTACCTACCACTAAGCGAATGGACTACGATCAAGGCTAGGGAAACCGATGCGACTATATTTGGCTTTCTAAATACAGGCCTTTTGACTAATAACGAACTGCTAGTCACCTATGCAAACGCTACTACATCGACCTACTACATTACTCCTGCTGCGGTTGCTACTCCGAGCGTGACTTACATTCAGATCACTCCCTTGACCTATGGGGGAAGCATCGACAATATCCAAGTCTTTGCTAATTGGAATAACGGATCAGCAAGGCGGGCAAAGTTTGCTACTATCTACATTCAAAGCTGCGGTAAATTTGACCCTATGCGATTGGCTTACCTAAACAAATACGGGGCTTTTGATTTCTTTAATTTTGACCTAGTAAGCAAGACTACTTTTGATGTTGAAAAGAAAGGATATGAGCGGAACTATACAGGCAACATCTATGAGTCGGACGGAATCAGGGTAAAAAATATCAACCCGATCTACTACACAAAAGAAACCCAAAAATGGAAGATCATTAGCGACTATTTAACGGATGCCCAAGCTGAGATTTTACGGGAGTTGTACTCGTCACCTTTGGTCTACATGAACTTGGTGAATGATAATTACATCAGCACTTCATGGATACCTGCGAAGCCTACAGCGACCTCCTACGAGGTTAAAAAGACTGCGGTGGACAAAGTATTCAACATAGAATTAGACCTTGAATTTCAGCTTATAAACAATCGACAGGTAATATGAGCGCAAGACTATTTGTAGAAGGCTATGAGGCCGACACCCTTGGGGATATCGATGTTGAATTTACCTTTTCGGTTGCGGATATTAGCGATATCGAGCGTAGAAATACTAGCTTTTCAAAGACTTTAACCCTGCCAAGTACTGCAAGAAATCAGCAGCTATTCGGGAACATCTTTGACATCTCTGTTTCAAATGATTACATCGAAGCAAACGTTAATATTCTGCAAAACTTTAACCCGGCAAATCAGGCGAAAGCGCAAATCTTTCTAGACAACGTGAAGATATTTGACGGTGTTTTAAGGATGTCTAAGATCAGCAACAAATCAGGGGATATAGTTTATGAGGTGAATATGTTCGGCAGGTTACGGGACATCTTAGATGCCTTGGGTGACCTTACCCTAGCAGACCTAGACTTTGATAACTTTGACCACACTTACAATCAGGCAAATATTGAAGCAAGTTGGGCACGAACTCAATGGGTATCGGGCGCGCAGAACTATGTCTACCCTTTGGTAGATTACGGATACAGCGCAAACAATATAAACTACCCTTTAAAGAACTTTAAGCCTGCGGTATTTATTACCGAGATTTTAACTAGGATTTTTGATGAAGCAGGATTTGTCATAAACGCAACAATATTTGAATCTTTCTTTTTCAAAAAGTTGATTCTATTAACTGCCGAAAAGAGCATCACAAGGGAGGTACTTAATTTGCTGCACCAGACTACAGCACTGCTGACTCAAAATGTGGCAGCAGTAACTAGCTTCCAACAACTGCTAGTTTTTAACAGCGTATCTGCCCCTAGCTTTACAATTAGTAATGGAGGCACAAGATTCACCTACAATAAAACTCAGGCTTTAAATACAGGGATAAACTTAAATTTAAGCCTCAGCCTAACTTCTTTGGCAACCTTTACCAAGAACCTTTGGACTGTTATCATTTTAAAAAATGGGTCGCAAATTTTCTCTGAAAGTGAGACGGTAACTATAGTTCCACTAGGTGGAACTTACACATATAATTTTGCAATAAGCGGAGGGATCAGCCTTGCACTAAATGACTACTTTGAAGTAAGATTAACAGGTTCGGCTGTAGGTGGTGGGGGTTATAATGTTAACATTGAGAACGCAATAACAGTAGCACCTAGTGGCCCTTTTAAGATTGGTAGCACGATCCCTGTGGCAGTTGATGTGGTGGAGGGTGACACGATGAAGATCGAGTACACGATGCCTAAGTCTATGAAGCAGCGGGACTTTCTAAAGTCTATTATCTCGATGTACAATTTGTATATCACTCAGGATAAGCTGCAAACAAACGTGCTAGAAATTATCCCTTATAATGAGTTCTTTAAAACCTTTAAAGATGAGGCACTTGATTGGAGTGACAAGCTAGATGTATCCCAAGAGGTAGTGATAACCCCTTTGAGTGAATTAAGTGCGAAGGAATATCGGCTAATGTTTGACGATGATTCTGACTATTGGAGTCAAAGCTATAAGGCCAAATTCAATGAGGGGTACGGGGAAAAACGGGAAGTTATTCCCAACGATTTTGTAACAGAAACCAAATCCGTTAAGGTAGTTTTTGCCCCTCCTGTAATGCGGGAAGAAGCAGCGGGAAGGGTTATGGTTCACCTTTACAAAGTTGAGAATAACGTTAAGATTCCTGACAACTTCAAGCCTCGTGTGGTGTTCTTTTCCCCTAACACTCCAAGCCCAACATCGTGGCAGATTCAATATGCAGCAGGGTCAGTAACTTATAACACCTACCCTTATGCGGGTCACGTTAACAGCTTAGTTGATCCTGCTTTTGATCAGCTATTCCACTATCCAAAGGAGGTATATTTTGCGATAGGGGCTTACCCTGAAAATTCAAACCTTTACACAGAGTACTACGATCAGCTAATCACCTCGATAGGGGACAGGAACAGCAGGCTTTTGGAGGGTTATTTCTACTTGACTCCAACGGATATAAGCAACCTAGATTTTAGGACGATCATAAAAGTAGGCAATCACTTCTTTCAGTTGCAAAAGGTTGACAAGTATAACCCAATTGCAAACGGGTTAAGCTATGTTTCGCTATTCAAGATCCTAGGGGAACTTGAGCCTGAAGATTTCGACTTCATCCTATTGGAGAATGATGAATTCCTATTGCAAGAAAACGGGGTTAATAAGTTTTATATTTAAGAATTATGGCAGATAAGCGAATAAGTCAATTAGTAGACAGGGGTACGGTAGTCAATAACGATGTCATACCTATCGTAGTAAGTGGGGCTACCACTACCAACAAGGCAACTATATCAAGTATTCAAACCTTCATGCAGGGCAACCTAGATGTCGGGGTGACTTCTGTAGGCATCACCCTAGGAAGCAGCGGAACGGATGTAAACGTAAGCGGTTCGCCTGTCACTTCAAGTGGAAATATAACTATCAATATCCCTAGTGCCTCAGCTACAAATAGAGGGCTAGTAACTACAGGAGCACAGACTTTTGCAGGAGCAAAGACATTCAATTCTGATCTAATTGTCAATGGTATCACAGTAGGAAAAGGTGGTGCATCTAATGTCAATAATACTGCTGTAGGTACAAGTGCATTGGCAGCAAATACTACGGGAAGTTCAAACACAGCCACAGGTCTATCTGCACTTCTTGTGAATACAGGAGGAAATGGCAATACGGCAAATGGATATCTATCACTTCAGTCAAACACTACAGGAGGGTATAATGTATCTATAGGAAATCAATCAATGTACTCCAATAGTACAGGTAGCAATAACACTGCTGTAGGGAATGATTCTCTTTATTCAAATATCACGGGAGGTAAAAACACAGGGATAGGATCAGGCGCAGGATACTACATAGCTGATGGAAGTACACCTAACACAACAAGTGATTTCTCTATCTATTTAGGTGCAGACACAAAGGCATCTGCTGATAATGCACAGAATGAAATTGTGATAGGTTACAATGCAATAGGCAACGGAAGCAATACAGTTACTATTGGAAATTCATCAATAACTAGCAATAAATTATTTGGAAAAGTAATTCATGCGGATGCTGTTAATGCTAATGAATCGGCTACCCTTGGACAAGTAAATACAGCACTTGGAGGCTATGTAACGCTAGCAACTACCCAAACTATCACAGCACAAAAGACCTTCACAACAAGTGGAGGTACAGACTCGGTTATCATATCGACAACGGGGGCAGGCTTTGCTTTGGATGCAATTAAGGCAGGCAATGGCGAAGTGATTCGAGTGAATAAGACTAGCGGTACAGGCAATGCCATGACTGTGATAGGCGGTAATTTCGAAGCACCTACAATCGTAAAAACAGGCGGTACTTCTGCGCAGTTTTTAAAGGCGGATGGATCAGTAGATTCAAGCACCTACCTAACTACGGGAACTGCTGCTTCTACTTATGTGCCTTACACAGGCGCAACAACAAGCGTAGATTTAGGGGATAATGTTTTGACCTCAGGAGGATTAAATATTGATAATCTTGGAGGTTTTGGAGGAGCGCTTAATTTAAGACAAGCTACAAGTTTTAGCACATGGAGCGGAGCAGCATTTACTTCAATATATGCGACCCCAGGAAATAACCTTATAATTAATTTTTCAAATGATGGCAGAACCATTACCTTAAATGGGGCTTTAGTTTCAGCAGCATCACCAAGAACATTCACTTTTCCTGATGCTACAGGAACACTAGCTTTGACTACTGATTTAGGCGCATACCTTCCCCTAGCAGGCGGAACTTTGACAGGTGCTTTGAACGGGACAAGTGCTAGTTTTAGTTCAACAATTACAAGTTCAAGAAATGATTCAGGGAATATAAGTGCAACATTATCTAATGCATTTCTTAATCAAGGAAATTTAATAAACTTCCAACATAATTCAGGGGGCACAACAACCAATGCATTTATAGGTCACGGGGGTGATAGTAGCGGTAATTTAGTACTTGTAAATAATTCAATCACAGCCTTATCATTTGCAAGAGCCACAGGCGCAGCTACCTTTTCAAGTAGCGTGACTTTAACAAGTGGTCTTTTATCTGTAGATGGTTTTGCTAATAAGGATACTAATTATATAACTTTAAGAAGTGGGTTTTCACCAAGCGACTCAGGTGGATTAGGTTTTAAAGCAATAGACCATAGCGGTTCAGGTGTTGACGGACTTGCTTGTTATGGTCACGATGGCATAAGTCTTTATACCGCACAAACCGAACGAATGCGCATCACTTCGGGGGGCAACGTAGGCATCGGAACTACTAACCCTATTTACCCTTTACATATTAAAAGAACTACCAATGTAAATATAGGATTTGGTTTACAAAATGGGGGCATAAGTTTAGAGGCGGTAAATGATGCAGTAAATGCAAATATACCTATGAGCTTTTATGCTAGCTCTCATTTATTTTTTAATGGCAACGTAGGCATCGGCACGGCTAGTCCAAAAGCAAATTTACATGTTAGAAATGGTTCAACAAGCCTATCAAGTTCAACTGTAACATATTCATCTACTACTGCACAAGGATTAATATTAGACCAACAAACTAACACTAACAATAATGGAAGTGTTATGTGGTTTAATAATGATGATTTATTTGCTGCAATAGCATCTGGTAGACCAACAACATCAAATTGGGGTACTGATTTGAGATTTTATACACACCCAGACGCAACATTTAACCAACTTGATGTAACCGAACGAATGCGCATCACTTCGGGGGGGGAATTGTTTTGGAAAGTGACTGATATTACTGCCGAAGCTTTAACTGATGGAGGTGTAACATTTAGAGACTCAAGCTCAAATAAGTTTATTCAAGTTTCCTCAGGGGTATCAACAGATGCTTTATTATTAGCGTTTTATAAAAAGAATGGTTCTAGTGTTACAAACATAGGTTCAATATCTACTTCAGGAAACCTAACCTTATACAATACAACTTCAGATTACCGACTAAAAGAAGATTTGCAAGATTTTAATGCACTTGAAAAAATAGCAAATCTTAAGATTTATGATTTTGCTTGGAAGGCTGACCAAAGTCGATCTTATGGTGTACTTGCTCACGAACTTGCAGAGGTTTTGCCTTATTCAGTATATGGTGAAAAAGATGCAATCCAAGAAGATGAAGAACCAAAACTTCAACAAGTTGACTATTCTAAAATAGTACCTATTCTTATCAAGGCCATTCAAGAACAACAAATACAAATCGATTCACTTAAAAACCAAATGAAATGAAAATTACCTTAACAGAAGACCAAATCAAAATGCTTGAAGCATGGGCGCAAGAACTGCCTACAAAGTACGGGATGTCCTTCATCCAATTCCTAGCCCAACAAGTGCAGGAGCAGAACCCGAAGGAAGAAACAGAATAACAAATGGGGAATCAATCGATTCCCCTAACCATTAAAAACCTAACCCAATGGCCACAGAAAATAAGATCATACTTGATGCAGATGTCAAACCCTTAAAGGCACAACTAAAGGAGGCCACAATCGAGCTAGAAAATGCGCGCACTAAGTTTGGTGAATTATCAGATGAAGCGATTGATGCGGCAAAGAATGTAGCAAATATTCGAGACGAAATTCAAGGAGCTAGTGAATCGGTAGCCCTTTTTGATCCGGGTGCAAAATTCGCGGCATTAACCAATGCGGCAAGCACGGCGGCCGGTGTAGTTGGTGCGGTTCAGGGGGCCATGAGTTTATTTGGCACCGAATCTGAAGAAGTAGAGCAAGCACTCTTGAAAGTACAGTCCGCGATGGCATTATCAGAAGGCCTTTCTCAGCTTTCTGATCTAGGCAAAACCGTAGGCGAACTAAAAACTGCATTTAAAGGTCTAATTACAACAACAACCCAAAAGGTAAGTGCCACTGCTGCGGACACTTCGGCCGTGGTGTCAAACGCTGTGGCTACAAGGGGTCAATCACTTGCTACTCTTGCAAGTTCAGCAGCTACAAAAGCAGCCACAATATCCTTAAAGTTAATGCGAGGGGCTTTGATTGGGCTTGGCATTCCAGCTTTGATTATTGGATTAATAGCTTTAATTCAAAACTTTGATTCTATAAAGAAAGCAGTACTAAATGCAATACCAGGACTAGGTAAAATATCGGATGCAATCGGCGGTTTAATTCAAGGCTTCACCGATTTAATTGGCATAACCAGTGAAGCAGATAGGGTACTTGCACAAATGTCTAAAAACACGGCAAAAAGAAACGAAAATATAGATCAGCAAATTAAACTCTTGACCGCACAAGGCGGCAAAGAGAATGAGATTTACAATTTAAAGAAAGCCCAAAATGCAGCAGAATTGCGAGACCTTGAATTTATTGAAAAGACTAAAAAGGAACTAACAGAAGACGAGCAAAAAAGAAGAACAGAATTAATAAACAGCCAGGCGGTAGAGGATGCGGCCTACACTAAATCAAATCAGGATAGGCTAAAAGCAGAAGCTGAAAAACAAGCGGCAAATGCAAAGGCAGCAGGTGAAAAAGCTAAGGCAGAGCAAGAAAAAATTAATGCGGGAAAACTTGAAGCTGAGAAAATTCTTCTTGATGCACAAAATTCTTTAAAGACTGAAAGAGAAAAAGAAGCGATAGCAATAGAGGCAACATTCCAAGCGCAAAGCAAAAAGCTAAAAGAAGCAGGAATTGAAAGTGATGGTTCTTTGGAGGCTGTAAGAAACAAGGCTTTGCAGGAAAGCAAAGATAAATTCAATCAACAAGAAGCAGCAAAGGAGGCAGAATTCCAACAAAGGCTAAATGATATCACAACCGAAATCAGGATACAGGGGATCAAAGATGAAAATGAAAAAGCCCGTGAACAATTATTGATTGAGCAGGGGAAAAAGCTAGAAGAAATCGAGGCAGATACTACCTTAGAGGAAGATCAAAAACTTGCAATAAAATCACAGCTTGCAATAAGAAATAAGCAGCAGCTTGATGCCCTTGAATTGACCTTTGCAGAAGCGGATGCATCCAAAGAATTAGAAGACCTAGACAAAGAAATTGCAAAGGCTGGTATAAGCCTGCAAATGGAAAAAGATTTGCTAGATGAAAAAGAGCGACTACTTAAAGATCAGTTTAATAGAAAGGTCATTAACGAAAAAGAATATAATAACGAAGTTGCGGATTTAACTGCTGCTAGAATTACCCTTGGAAACAAAGAGCAGGAGGCAAAAGAAAAAATACTTGAGGCTGTTAAACAATCTTTTGCAATAGCTGCGGATGTTATTGGTAAGGATACAAAAGCAGGTAAGGCATTAGGGGTTGCAAGTGCAACTATAAACACGTTCCAAGGTATTTCTGCGGGGGTAAAACTTGGTTTTCCTGCTGCTATTCCTGCGGTTGCTGCTGCTGCGGCCACTGGATTTGCTGCTGTTAAAAATATCTTAGCTGTAAAAGTACCTGGCGGAGGGGGTGGCCCGTCTGCCCCTTCAATTACTGCAAGCGCACCTACAACAATCGGGGCAGTTCCTACGATAGGATCTAGCCCTGTGACAGCCTTGGGAACTATGATGCAAAACCAACCACCTATAAGGGCTTATGTGGTAGAAAGCGAAGTGACAGGCACGCAAAAGCGGGTAGCCGATATTGAACGAAGGGCAGGATTTTAATACTTAAGGATATGGATAAATTACCACT